GGGTGTATTTTAACCGCCTCTTCTTCGCTCTCCGCACAGACTATCGCTGAAACATACTCATCGTAACTCGCGTTATCGTCACGCTCAATTAAGTATAAGTTCATATACATACCTCTTTCATAAAATCTTTGTACATCATGCTTGATTGAATCCCTGTATTATTCTGGTACTTTCCGCTGCTGTACAAGTCATAGTCGCCTTTTATGGTGTGATAATAGATTTGGCATACTTCAATATCAGGATAAATAATGAGTGGATGAATACAATAAATTTCCAATGTCCAGTAACCTGCAAATCCAATGTCTCCGAAACCAGCGGTTACATGGATACACAATCCCAAACGACCTGTAGAAGAACGTCCTTCTAACATAGGTACATATTTACTGGTAGTCGTAAATTCTTTTGTTCTTCCCAAATACAGCTTATTTGGTTCCAGCAATAATCCTTCTTCCGGAATTACTAATTTTTTGGTCGGATTTGGCTTTTTCATGTCCAGTATTTCATCTTTATATACCAATAACTCGTTATGTAGCGTTAAGTTATAGCTGTTTGGGTTTACTTGACTGGGGTTAAATGGATTTATCACGATATTTCCATTTTTTACTTCTCTTTCTATTTCTTTGCCTGATAAAATCATCTTTTTACTCCAATGTCACCTTTATTTTCTTTCCGAGTGCTTTGGCAATAAGGCTTAAAGTATCTAACTTTAAAGTTTGGCCTTTCTCCACAGCCCTAAGAGTATTAATTCCCACACCGGATTTTTCCGCAAGCTCTTTTTGGTGTAAACCTTTTGCTTCTCTCAACTTTTTAATTTCTGTGCCAATTTCCATTTTCCTACCTCCATATTTAGGCACTATATCAACGCCTTTCCGTGCCGTCATACCTTTTACTTTTTTTACATACGGCGTGCCTTCATGCTTGTAGCACTCTTGCGGTGTGATGCCTCTTTTCTCACCAGTATCTATCATGTAGTGACATGCATATACAGTGCCCCCTGCTCCTGTCATAGCTCTGCGATAAAAACAGCCATAGCAACGGTTATGTTTTTGTTCGTGCTCTTCTACCTTCCCATGTCTGCATAATCCTAAGATTTTATTTTTCAATCTTTCACTAGGACGTGTCTTTCCGTTAATGATTGCATTTGCATACCCTACGCATATCCCAACATTTGCAGCAAATTCTTCTTGTGTTATGCCACGGCTTTTTATAAAGCAAGTAGCTTCTTCTCCCAATGTCATTTTTCGTCCCTTTCCAGCTTATACAGCTTGTCCAACGCCTCCTGTAACGGGCAGTTTTTACACTCATAATCGTTGTCTTTGCAGATAAGAGCGCAGCCCTTTCCTCCTGTCTTTTTTAGCCCAACTTGCTTAAAAGCGGGGTAAAATTCAGTTAGGTTTTCCATGTCCACACTCCCACTCTCTGTAAAGCTCTATCCAATCATCAAGTTCCATAGTCACAAGCCACTTGCTGCGGTTTTTTCGGTGCATAACTGCTGGCTTTTCACTGGCTTTTTTGTCCGCTTTTGCCTGCGCCATTGCATCATACAGGCTAAGTCTTTCTACTCTCTTGCACTCTATGTGTATATGTGGCAGTCCTACTACGTCTGCATCTCCATTTGCCCCGCAATACTGCTGCCCTCGCCTTGTATCGTATCCATAAGTCTTTAATACTTTGGAAAGCTCCAGCTCTCCAGCTTTTCCCTTGGTTCTGCTGTTCATTCTTTCAACCTCTGATTTTTATTTTGGTCTTTAGATAAGCTAAGCTGATACTTTTTAGTTCGTTGAAAAATTCTGCTTCCTACTGCTTCATCACAAGCGATAAGTTCACGTATCGTCATTTCTGATGAAATAATTGTTATTTTGCTTTGGTTGTATCTGTGATTAAGTATCTCAAACGCCAAGTTAATGTCTCCTTGTGTAGGAGGCACTCTGTTTCCCCTGTCATCTAAGGAAGTCTTGAAAAAATCGTCTATGTACAGAACAGGGATAGTCTTTAACTCATGCATAAGCGGCTCATAGCTGTCAGCATCGGTTACAACACTTTTTATCCTGGTCGATTCATCTTTCCACAGCATATATTTTGCTGCATATCCCCGATTGATAAACTCGCCTACCAAAGCCGTACATATATGCGTTTTACCCGCTCCGACTTGTCCACCTATGAAAAACCAATTTCCTTGATAATCCTCTAAAAAATTAATAGCTGTTTTTTTGATTCTTTCTTGCCACGGTTCTTTTGCGATATATGTATCAAACGTATTTTGCCCTAGGGCGTCCTCTAAGCCACTTTTGCGCATTCGGACAAGTGTTTGCCTTACCGGCATACATTTACACTCCTGTGCAACTGTATAGCCCCCTTTAACGACATATACAACACCTTTGTTCTTGCACAGTTCGCAGTCATACCCTTTTAGTTCACCTGGTAAGGAGTTTAAATTGCGACACTCTTTTTCTTGATACGTTTCTGATGAATCAGAAAACTGCATCTTCGAAATCACTTCCGGGGGTGCTATTTTCAATATTTCTGCTTTGTAGTCCACTGTGTACATCCTCCAACTCATCCTCCCATCTCTTACCGTTTAGCCATGTTGCCGGTAGTGGGATATATCTACCGTTTTCTTTTTGCCAATCAAAAGATGCTTTTTGCGCTTCCAGTGCCTTTTTCATCTTTTCGAATAAATCCCTATCAGGCTTTACTTTCAAGTATGCTTTTTCTGCTGCTGCCTTTGCTTGCTTTTTAGGATACAAAATCCAAAAATCATCAAATGGCACATGCGCGCGCGTAGTATCTCCTTTACTCTTCTTTACTTTACTTTCCTCTTCTTTCCTTTGTTGTGAAATGTCAGCATTTTTTTGAAAAATGTTTACATTTTCTTTGATAATGCATACATTTTTCGGTAAAAGGGCGCACTCAACCAAGAGGTATTGCTTTTTGATTTTGACTTGCTTTCTGCGGTCTACTGCTTTTAGATATCTTAACTGGATTCCCTTTGACGTTAGAATCCCGTATCTTTCAAACATGTCTTTATCAAAAATACCTCTTTTTATAGAAGCACTCACTATTTCAGAAACAACGCTGCCACCCGTACTGTTGCGCTTTGCGAACAACAACGCCACCTCATTTGTCCATTCACAATAGTAACCTTCGCCCCCATAAATGCGCTGCAAGAGCTTGACGACTACTGCAAATCCTTGTAAACCAAATTCTGCTTCTATTAACTCAAACTTACTGTCCAATTCACAATCCAAAGGAAAATATGGAATCCCATCTTTCATAGTTTCCTCCGATTTTTAACTATCTGCCGTACGGAAACGCCAAGACCACCCGCTAATGCAAACAATCAGGGAACCCCCGTATATATCCGGCTTAGTTATTCTTTAAAAACTTTCTTGCGCCTTTTGCGCTCCAAAAAATAGATTTTTTCTTTATCATGTTAAGAAATCGTTTTTACTCTGTGTAAATATTCATCTAAAATTGAAAATTTATTTAGGTATATATCATACTTTGATTGGTGCTTACCAATACTTATTTGAAGTTGTTGAACCTTAAATGAAGGTATTACGTAAAACTTATCGGCATTTCCTCCATCTCGTGCAACAAGTATGTAAATATCACATGTTGGCTTTTTCTTTCTCAATGCAAAAGAATAAAATTCGCACATTTGAGGGCTTTTATATAAAGCTGAAACTTTAACATCTATCTTCAAAATTCCATCAACAAGTAAATCATAAGGATAATTTTGTGACATCATTTCAACCGAGAAACCTTTACTAGACAAAAGTTCGCAAACTTCTCTTTCTACTTTCTTTGCTTTTGATGTATCGTTGTCCTGTACGGTTAATCCTAATTTTTTAGCCCAACCATAGTATCCTAATGTCTTTGAAATTTTGTTTGTTAATCTGTCATTTCCATAGAAATCATGTATATCCGTTCTGGTTGGCATCAAGTTATTTCCTATGTGCCGTGATACTTCTAAAATATCCGCTTCAATCATCTCATTTGTCCAAATTGTTGCCATAATACCACCTCCATTTCACTTCCTGCGCTTTTGTATTCACGGGATAAACGCTAACCCTCAGTTAAAAGGCAAGTCCCCGTCGTCCATAATTTCCTCAAAGCCTCCGCTTTCAGGTGTGTACTGTACATCAGCACTACCCTTCTTTTCCTGCTTGCTGTCTGCAAACTCTACCTTTTCCGCTAAAACTTCAAACGCTTTTCGTTTATTGCCGTCTTTGTCTGTATAACTTCTGGTTTGGATAGCTCCTTGAACGGCTATCTTTCTGCCCTTTTTAAAGTACTTGCAGATAAGCTCTGCTGTACCTCTCCACGCTACAATATCGATAAAGTCCGCTTGTCTTTCTTCTCCTGATTTTTGATACGGACGGTCAACAGCGATACTAAAACCTGTTACCGCATTGCCGTTTTGTGTATGCTTTAGCTCTGGGTCGGCTGTCAATCGACCGATTAAAACAACAGTATTCATGTCTACCCCCTGTATTCTCTGTCAATCTGATTTTCTAAAACTTTGATTTGCAGCTTGTAAACGTTGCATGCTTCCAAAGCTGCCTTATATGACGTTTCCGCTGCATCTCGGTTGAATTTTAGCCCTGCGATTTCCGCGTTTCCTCTGCATATATCACTGATTATCGTTACAGGAGTGCCTTTGTCTCGCTCTTCCAGTATCTTTTTTGCAAGAGACACCCTATAATCTTGCTCTGCTTTTGCATAAGCCCTGCCTCTATTACCCAGCTGCTGCAAAGCACTGTCTAACAAAGATACTTTTGCAGATAACTCCTGCATAAGTTCTACGCCACTCATAGGTAGTTCCTCCCAAACTCCAATAAAAAATCTTTCTCGGGATACATGCCCATAAAAGCTCTTTGTCCGATTTGCTTCAACCAAATGCTCAACGCTTTTGAGTGATGCACTCCTGGGTCTCCCGGGACATTTTCATTGTGGTGCTTGTGGCACAAATACACTTTTAACCCGTATTTTTCACTTTTCTTGCGGTTGCTTGCACCAAAAATATGATGTTCTTCAAGGCTCGCAGTTGTACCGCAGATGTAACAAACTTTATCTTTTTGTATGATAGATTTGCTCACTTTTTCCACCTCACACAACCATGCTTATCTGCAATTTCTATTTTTTCAATTGTTTCATTTTCAGTAAAAATTGACTTTACATAAAAACTCTCATTTGTAGCGATTTTCCCATTCTTTTCAAAAAACTCACCATCGTTTAACTCAAAAAAGATTTTAAGCCGTGTGTATAACTCACGTCCGATTCCCCAGTTAGTGCCTGCACGCTTGAAGCTATCGCTGGCATGTCCTTTTTTAGCGTCCATATTGCTTTCAGTGCCCGCATCTTCTTTCCAAACCCACTCTTTTTTCTCTGAATCATAAATGCCAATAGAACAAAATAAATTTCCATTGTGCTCTGAGTGCTTGCGTTGCCAGTTCATTTCTCCAACAGTTTCGTCCAGTATTTTTTGGTCGCATCTCGCATCTTTATATAGCAAAAGTTGAACATATTTTTTGTTCGGGTCTTTCTTTCCCTGCCTAATTTGTTGCACACGACACTCTATTTCATCCGCTCTTAACGCTCTAAACATCATTTTATTTCACCTGCAAATTCATACTTATTTTAAGCTCTGCACCTTCAAGGTCTTTTCCCTCTTTAATCAACTTCGTAACATCTGCTTTTGGAATCTTTATTGTGGTTTCCGTAATGCATAAGTCTGGATACTGCTCTTTGAACGCTTCTTCATCAGCTATGTACAAAGATGTTGATTTTCTGAAAGAGATTGCATTTCTCGGTGTTTCCAATCTCTCCATACCGATAGCCTGCATGGAGCAAGACAAATAATGTTTCAGGCTATCAACCTGTGCTTTTTTCGACTTCATGCGCTTATCCAAAGCATCTTTTTCCGCTTTTATCGCCACAATTTCAGCCTCTTGGTTTTTTATCATACATGCGATATTATCTGCCTTTTCATTAAATTCGCCCTCGATTGCTTCTAATGTATCTGCTACAGCTTCAATCGGGATTTCTTCATCCTCAACTGCCTGTAAAAATCGATTGTATTCGTTACTGATTTCATATAGCTTCATTTGTCTGTGTCAATCCTCCACTCATACTGATAAAACTCAACGTCTTTGTATATAAAAAACTTCTTATATGGATTCATCCAGTCATCTTGCTCTACTGTGACTAGTACCGCCCCCACGGCACTAGCTAAAACTTCGATACGGTCAGTGACTTGAATACCCCCACTAAAAATTGGATAAAGACTGGCTTTGCACTCTTGCTGTAGTGCTGTATATCCTTTGTATAGCTTTACCAAGTCTTCTATATCATCAATGGTATTTTGCTTGTCGTCTGCAAAAGCAGGATGATTTCTAGCCTTCATTTGACACATACACTCCTATCTGCTATACTTTTTATGTATATTTTTTCTATTGCCCTTTGTCGGTGTTCCAGCACCAACAGGGCTTTTTCTTTTTTTACTCAAAAGATGATGGACTACTGCCAGCAAAGCTATCCCTGCGATACACACGGCTTGTCCTATAAAAAAGCCTGCTGTATCAAGTCTGCCTTGCTCAAAGCTCCCGACTACGCCAAGGGCTGATATAGTCAAGACAAAGGTCAGACCAATTGTCACCCAGTCAAATATTTTTCTCATTTAGTCATCTCCTATCACTACTTGTGGCAGCTTAAACTCTACGCCTATAAGCTTATACAAAGCACATAGCTCTTTAAGGGTCATGTTAGAAGCATCTTTCATTCTCTGATTAACGGTGCTCCTTGACATACCTAACTTTATTCCCAGTTCTTCTACACTTAATCCTTTTTTGTCCTTGCAATACTTTATGACATGTGCTGCTTGCTTTTTATTTTTTTCAAGCACAAGGTCTTTTCCGTATGTTACTTTTGGCATGATTTTCACCTCCTTGCTTTAATTATCTCAACAATTCTTAAAAGAAACAAAGTCGATTTAAGGCGATTTTTTATACCACTATCTATGCTGTTGCTTAAATATTGGTTCGTAAATCTTAAATTTAAGACATGTGTCCTATTTTTAAGCATAAAGTGATTTTTCTTGACTGACATCTCTGATTTTCATAGAATTACGCCGAATATCTCTCTTAATCTCCCTTATTTGTTGTTTGATAATCCTCTTTCCTTCTTTTTCCGATAAACTCAATCGCAACTTTGCATGTTCCAACTCATCGGAAAGAACCTTTGAATATGATTCTGCTTCTTCTAATGTTTGCATTCTCTCACCTCCTTTCTGTGATCTTAATTAACATTTTATGTGAATTTAGTTCACTAACTTTTCTATTTTTGTTTTTGCTTTGATTGCTCTCTCTCCCATATAGTGGTAAAATTTAATTGAGGCAAAGGGGAGAATGTGGATAAATTAAGCATGGGTAAAAACTAGATGATATTTATGCGAAGATATTAAGCACTTTCTATAGAAAAGGATTGGTTAAAATGACAAATTACGAAATATTAAGTTGCGTTATCGCATCTATTGCTATGGCAATTACCGGTATTGCTGCTTTTTTTACATATCGAAATCTTAGAGAAATACGTAAACAATTTTTTGAACAAAATCGAGGAAATTTAGTTTTCTATATACGTAAGGGACAACAAAACAAAATAACAGACTTACTTGTCATAAAAAACTTTGGAAATTCCCCCGCGAAACTTTTATCTTTAAAAATAACACCAGAATTAGATTGGAAGAAAAGTAAACATCCTCTACCTGATAAATGCAATATTACAAATTGTAAAAATGTATTTATTGCTCCTAAATACTATATATCTTCATCGTTCAATTTTAGAGGGTATCCAGACAAAATATTTGAAGTTGAATTGCACTACCAAACCTGTGGAAAGGAAATCAAAGAACAGTATATTATCGATATGAATTATGCAAGTTCGTTGGTGGAAACTATTCCAGATATAAGGGATGAACTGGAGGGGTTAAAGGAAATTAACAACAGCATTCGTCAACTCTCTGATAGACTCCTTTAACTTTCCTGCAACCTATCTATTCAAAAAATTCTATAACTCAATTTTTATTTGAGTTATTTTCTCCTTTGCATCATTTAAAATCATCGTTATTACTTCAACGGTTTGGGCTTCTTCTCGAAGCTCTTTTTTTATAGTTTGAAAAATACTTTCAATGCATGAGTCTTCTTCCTTACTAAGTAAGACTATACCACTAGGAAAAATTTTACCTTCATCCATTTTTTCATTCTCCTTTCTTTTTTTTATTTGAAATAAATCGTTTGGGTAGTTTTATAAGTTTGTCATGCTAACCTGTTTTAGTTCTTTTGTACACATATCGTGTAGTTACTCTGCAAAAAAAATATCATGTACTGTTGTATGGTAATATTTCGCTAAACGAATCTTAATTTCATCCCTCGG